ATGACAGACAACTTCTGCTTCTGATTTATGCAAACCTTCCAACATCTGAATGAACATAGTTTCCTTTCTCATTCTAGGTGTTTGATTATCTGCACCTTCAATATAATGCCAGAACTTTCTTACCTCTTGAGAAAGAAGTGTATGTTCTGTTCCTTCAGGCGCTTCATTTGGTTTGTAAGGTACTTGACCTTCAGGCATAACCCATTTAATTTTTGGGTCAAAAGAAGATTTGATTAACATTCTCAAAGGTTCACTATCGTGTTCCTTTAGAACTGCAATCTTCTTATCTTTAGTTTTTGCATTATTCACCTTTGTCAATACTTCTGACATAAGAGGTGTATAAGTTTTCACTGGTTTATTCATTAGAAATCTCCAATATTTTCCATTAGGTTTTTTAGTTTATACTTGATAAAATAATTTAGTAGTTGTTTCCTATCTCCATTTGGTGCATCCACAAAAGTTTGAATACACTTGTCTACTAGTTCTTCTGGAATATAGTTGAGGTCTATTAGAGTTCTATTTCTATGAAAGTTTCTCATCATGTCTTCATTACAGAAATCTTCAGGCTCAAGTTCAATCCAAGTTTCAAGTTTTCTTTTTGAGATGGGTCGTTGTCTTAACTCATCTACGAAACAATTATCTGGTGATAAAAAGTTTGGAACACCATCACTTCTATCACCTTGAAGTATATGCTCTTTAATATATGTAGTAGGGTCTACACCGTTAATAAATTTCTTTTGAGTTGGACTATACTGCGATACAAAATTATGTTGTTGCAGTTGAATAAAATCCTTGTCTCCAGAAAGTATTAATACTTTTTCATAATTCTTTGGTTCTTTCGCAACATGAAAAACAATAGATGCAATAACATCATCTGCTTCTGCATTTTCTACTTGTAATACTTTGTATGGAAAAAACTCATCTAGTTCATCACGAATTAGATGTAATGTATCAAAGATAGCGTTCCAATCTAACTTGGATGCCTTTCTATCTTTTCTACGGCTGTGTTTGTAATTAGGGAATACATCCCTTCTCCAGTTGGTCTTGTCATCATAACAAAGCACAAGTTCACCGTACTCATCAGAGAATCTACTACGATATCCCCTTAATGAATTCAGAACCATGTGTCTAACCAAGTCTGGTTCTATTTCTTTTCGTCCACCAATTTGCACCATCAGATTAGATAGTGTCACTTGGTTCATATCAACTAATATCATCTCCGTCACCATCATCATCAGATTGAGGAAGACATTTATCAATCTCGTTTAAGTTCACTTTAGTAATGACTGTATTGTCATCTGTTAATTCTGTCTTCACTATCAAGTCCATAAAGTCTTGCATTGGGTGTGTGAAACCCATTTGTCTATAGAGAGCTCCCCTAACAACTTCGTTAAGAAAACTAATATCACCTATGAATCTATCCTTCTTAATATCAAAACCATTTTCACCTACATTATGTATAAGATTAATCATTAGACCCTCTGCAAGATTATCACAAAAGGTCAAGTCCTCTTGCATCCTAGTAGCATCTAAATCCACAATCTTCGGCGCTTTTGGATTAAATTTAGTTGGAAATTCTATGATGTTATCGTTCAATAACCTAACTCCATTTTTCTCTTCTCTACTTTTTTGAGATACCTACGTCTACCAGCAGCTTTTGCTTTACGTTTCTTTTCACCTTTACTAGTGAAATGACTACGCTCTCTTAACTCTTGAAAGAAACCATCTTTCATAAGTTTCTTTTTGAGAACTCGCAACGCACCATTTACATCAGAGGTTACATTACCATCTTTATCTTTGACTTGACGTACTGTAACTGTCATACCTTCATCTCTAGGATATCTATCCTTTTTATCACGAAAGCCTCTTTTATTAAATTTATTGTATCTCATATTTCTCCTTATTAGTTATTATTATATATCTGTTCACAAATACCACTCTCTAGAATCATAGAAGTAGTATTCACTGCAATCTGTGGGTAATATGATACTATCACAAAACCTACAATTATCCCTAAGATAAATTTCAACATTATGTTATCCTACACTAATTCTTTAGTAGAGTCAAGTACTTTCTCAACACATTCTACAGCTTCATGGTCAAATCCACCAATGTGCCATTCATACTCTTCAGTAGGAATGTATCCATCTTTCCAATTGTAAATCGTTGCAGTGACATAATCAAAGTCATCTCCATACTCTTTATCTACAAAAGGAACTTTGAATTCTAACGTCCACTGTGCATTGACCTTTTCATAAGGACTCGCATCAGTAAATGTTGGTTCTCCAAATGTCTCAACCAACTTTGCATAAGTTGTCTTGACATATCCTTTCAAACTTGTCATGTTGATATTTACAGCTTCACTGTTTTCAAAGTCTAACATTCTATAACCTCTCCTTTCCCAATCCATACTAAGAGTTCTTCAAACAAAATTTCCCATGTATCTTTTCTCTCTTTCAAGTAATCAAAAGCATACACATTTTCTTTTGCCCATTTGATAGCGTCTTTCGCATTATCAAACTCACCTTTTAAACCCAACTTATTCGCTTGGGTGTATACGATATACTTTTTATCCTTCATAAAATCCTCCTTGTTCAATTGGTGTATCAAGAACGACTTGCGCCTTTTCTTGAGTCATATATTCTGTGTACCTATTGTAAGGCACAATCATACCATCACAATCTGGGTCTTTACAGATTGCACCAACATACCAACCAGCGGCAGATGCCATCACGATTGGTTCTGACACAGGCATCCAAGTGCCGTACACATTTGTGTCATTGAATTCAATGTCTTTGATATTTTTTGCGATTTCCATAATTTACCTCTCTATCTCAATTATATTATCATTGTACCATGTTTTGAAAACAATGTCAAGGGCTATTTTAATAATAACCCCAGAAATCGTTCCACATATCGTCTACCACACCTTCTGCGATACCGATATCGAAATGAGTTGTCAAACCCAACTTCTCTACCACAAAGGCTTTCATCTCTGCGATATGTTCACACTCACCAATCTTGGTTTCAAGACCGTCAATATCAAAGACCTTCTCTTCGATATCCATCATGTAGTTTTTAATTTTACTCATTTTTACCTCTTTCTCTTTATCTTACTCTTAGAGTATACCTTGTTTTGATAACAGAGTCAAGTCTTTTTTGCAAAAAATAGGCCTAAAAAAACCCTTGAAAATCAAGGGTTTCTTTAAAGATTTTTAATGGTGGTGGAGATGTTCTATTAATTCTTTGAGTTTTCTCTTGGATTTACCATTCATTTTCGATTTTTTGACCGAATCGAGGTTTTCCAACGAATCACCCACAACTACGAGGGCAATCATACCCATACCTTTGTGGGGGGTGCAAACGTAGAGATATACACCTTCTTTTTCAAAAGTAAAAGAAACCTCTTTGTTATTCTTACTTTTAATTTTTTCTACACCTTCTGGTACAGTTACAAACTGCACATTGTGTCCTTTACTAGTCGGCACCCAAGTAATCGTATCACCAACATCTACTCTGGCGATATCCTCTGAGTATACCATCTTAGCTCCATCATCTCGTTTATTCAACATTTCAATAGTCATGTCCTCTGCGAAAGCAGAAGATGTAATCATAACAAATAATACTGTAAATAATCTAATCATTTTGTTTCCTTCTTTCCGTTAATTAACTCTAGTTCTTCATCTGTATAGGGCCACATTATTGTAACTCCTCAAGTTTTCTATCATACTCTTTATTAGTTTGGTCTTGAACTCTTTGTAAGTGAAATGGTGCTTCCCTATCAAATTGACCGTAGTGTTGAAATATTTTTTGATTTGCTCCAAGTTGTCTGGCTCTTTGCATATTAATAAATGTTCTCATTACAACCAATCGAATTGCATCACACACATGACAAGTACGCTCATACACAGCGCTCGCTACTGACATTTTAGTCTCCTTTTTGAAAATATAGTTTAGATTTAAACTACACTATTATTTATAATTAAACACCCATTCCAAAAATGAAAATCTGTTATGCGTTTCCGTAAACAGTATTATGGGTATTATTCACACGAACAAAAGTCGTGCATTTAGAAAGTGCTTTCAATCGTCTTGCACCAACATATGTACAAGCAGAACGAATACCACTTAGTATATCTTTTACTGTATCTTCTACCTTACCACGATAAGGAACTTCTACAGTCTTTCCTTCTACACCACGATATTCATTATGGTTGCCATGTCTATTCATTGCAGACTCAGATGCCATACCGTAGAACTTCATAACACCATCTTCAACCTCACCATCACATTCATCATGTCCTGCTAACATTCCACCAACCATTACAAAGTCTGCACCACCAGAAAATGCTTTTACAATATCACCAGAAGTTGTACAACCACCATCTGCAATAATATGTCCACCCAAACCATGAGCTGCGTCTGCACATTCTATTACTGCACTAAGTTGTGGATATCCAATACCAGTTTTAATTCTAGTTGTGCAAACA